ATGTTATGGCGTTCTCTATCATATTCCTGATAGGCGCCAGTTGAAAGTTCCGTCTGAAGGATAGCCACTAGCTTTTGGTTAAGTGTTTCCCATAGACGAGAACTAAGGTTGTGGTCTGCTTGAGGGATATCTTCGTACCCCTCAAGAGCTTTACCATAATTTCTCATAGATTACTCCTAGAGTTTAAGTTTAGTTGTAAAGGCAGTATGGCTGCCAGTTAAGGTCAAAGTTATAAAGATAGGGTTCACCACAGCCACACTTGCATACTGGTGCATTAGCGGTTACTAGGGGCTGACCCTCTAGCCAGTTACCTTGGTCTACATAATAGGTAAAATCAGAGATCTCCTCCCTGGACATCGTAGGTATTTTTTCCATAGTTACCTCCTAGGTAAAGTGGTTAGACCCGCCCATAGGGACGAATCACAGGACACACCTATCCTGCCCTTATAGGGTATCACAAAGAAGCCGCTAGTGCAAACCCTATGATTTTTTCTGGGGTGCAGCTTGGGGTCTCATACCACTACCAACAGCCGGGGATAATCTCTAATAACTACAACAGATTAGAGTTGGAATGATTGGCCGGGGCTGTGGCTTAAAGATTTCTCCGGGAAAGTTTTATTTGCTCATAGGTGTGGCCAGGCCTGGAGCCTAGCGATCAAAAAAGGTTACACCAAAGCTTAATTCCCATCGGGGGTCTTACCCTGGGGCTAGCCCTGGCGCCCGGCTTTTTTCCTGGCTAAGGGCATTTCCCATCGGGGGGTCTAGAGCCTGGCCTGGGCCCTGGCCTGGGCTTTAACCTGGAGCCTGGCCTGGGCCTTATCTAAAGTCTATTCCCACTGGGGGGTCTAGAGCCTGGCCTGGACCCTGGCCTGGGCCTATTCTTAGTTCTCTAACTAATTCCCATCGGGGGTCTATTTCCCATCGGGGGTCTTTCTCTAGGCCTAGGCCTTTCCCTGGCGCCCGGCCGGGAGCTATGCCCGGAGCGCATACCAGCTCTGCACCTAGTGCATACCTATTACCTATGCATAGGGCGCATGATAGCTAGTCACCTAGCGCATATCTAGGCGCTGGCCCTAGCACACTTCTAGGGTGTAAAATTAATTTGTACTCGCCTGCATTTTTTTGTTGTCATAGGTATTCGTATAGCGTAGGGTGTATGTATGCCGCCGGCCATATAGGCAAAGGGGGAATCGCGCTGGCGGCGCGGTCGAAGGCGACACGTGCGCCCTAGATACTAAACCCCCTTAATCTTAACCTTATGACATATGGAGGAAACAATATGTCCTACTTCAAAACTTCGTTCAAGTCCCGCGAGCAATTGCGCAAGGAAGCGCACTTTGACCTAGTGCAGCTTGTAGCCAAGCATATCGCCAAGCTGGACGGGGAAGCCGCCGAGCTAGCAACCGAAGCCTTTACTATGTATATGTCAATAAAAATTGGCGATACTAAGCGCGAGGACATCGTCGCTGGTTATCTCGAATGCATCGCGGAAGCGCGAGGCTAACGCTAACGCTAGGGCTGGCCGCAAGGCTGGCCCTAAGCCCTAACACAAGGAACACCCCATGAAACTGCGCTACATTATCTCTGACCTACTGGCTGTTGTTGGCCTACTTGCTATCCTATTCGGTGGCCTATGGCTGGCCTATGGCTACGGCGAGTTTGGCATCCACGTTGACAACTATGGCGGGTATCACATTTACGTCGAGGACGGCGGCTAACTCTTCAACCTAGGGGTTCATTGGGGCCCCTAGGTATTCTCTAGGTTTAGCGCCGGGCCTGGCGCTGGCACCCTGATTTATAACATAAGAAAAAAGGTTAGAAGGGTAACCTGTGACATTTATGCAACAGTATACTCACGAAATGTTACAAAGCTGCAACAATAGATAAAAACTTAGCCCTAGCCCTTGAAATCTGCCCTTGACAACCTATATGGGCTATTATAGGGTACTTAAGAGTTACTTAAGTTACACTACAGACTTACAACTTACAGTCTTACACTATAGAAAAAGGACTGTAGAGCACTTAAGAGTCACTTAAGTTAGCTAATATACTGTAGATAAAAGCTAGTGGTTGGTAGCCCTATAGAGGGCTATAGAGCGATCTTGACTTGCTCCTTAGGGGTCTATTCTCACTTCTAGTTGGTAGTTTAGAGGGTAAGTGCTAGTGGTTTGTAGTTCCTAAAGCAACTTTTTCGATATACGCCCCACTTTTTTACCCCTTACCCCTTGACATTCCCGTTTTAGTACCTATATGCCCTCTCATAGCTCTACTCAGCAATATATCGAACCTCCCCAACACATACCCTAAACGAGAGCGTGGATATACGCTGAGAGCTTACTCCCCCCTTATTTATAAGAGCCTAAGATGTCTGGCCCAGCCTCTACCCTCAAGTACAGCGAGCCTGTAGCTAAGTATATTCGTCAAGCAGTCCAAGATGGAGTGCAGATCAAGGATATCCTAGCTACAATCAACAAGCGTTACCAGAACGCTCCTCGCAACAATGCTATGCTGTACAAGCTTTACGGTGGAGACATCGCAGAAGCCCGTGCAGATATTACTCAGCGTGTAGGTAACGTAGTTATCCAACAGGCTATCGAAGGTCACTTCCCCTCACAGGAACTCTTCCTCCGGTCTAAAGCCGGCTGGAGTCCCAAAGAAACCCAGCAGCTTGAAGAAGGTGGCGGAGACGCTGACGAGGACTCAAGTGCTATTGACAGCTTAATGGCGTTACTCGGACATGCCTCAGAAGTATCAGAAGAAGACAGCGGTACAAATACCGAAGATCACGGCTGATGCCTTAAGGGCTCTGCCCCCTGAACGTGCTAAAGAGATCCTCAGTGCCTTAGGCCATAGTCAGGCAGAAGAACTTAAGTACAACTGGCCCTTCTGGGCTCGTACTGACCAACTAGAACCTGAGGGAAACTGGGACTTCTGGATATTCAATGCTGGGCGTGGAGCAGGTAAGACTCGATCAGGCGCTGAGTGGGTTCGACACAAGGTTAAGCAAGGGCTTAAACGTATTGCTTGTGTAGCTCCTACTAAAGGCGATATTAGACGAGTCATGGTGGAAGGTGAGTCTGGTCTACTCAACGTATGTTGGGACAAAGATAAGACTTACCGAGGCGCTAAGATGGGTTACCCCGTCTGGACCCCCACCAACAACACTTTGACTTGGGAGAATGGAGCTAAAGTAGAGTTCTTCTCCGCAGAAGACCCAGAACGTCTCCGTGGTCCACAGTTCCACGCAGCATGGGCGGATGAGGTTGCAGCTTGGCGTAACCAGCAAGATGTCTGGGACATGCTGCAGTACACTCTCCGTCTAGGTAGCCACCCGAGGGTGATGGTCACCACCACACCGAAACCTACCAAGCTGATGAGACACCTACTCAAGAGTGAAAGAAGCCATATCACTCACGGCTCCACTTTTGATAATGCTGCTAACCTAGCTACCCCATTCCTTGAAGGCATTAAGAAGGAGTATGAGGGTACCCGCTTAGGCCGACAAGAGCTTTACGCGGAGATGCTAGAAGAGGCTGATGGCGCTCTCTGGACTACAGAGATGCTGGATGCCTGTGAGATTGACCCAGAAGACCTACCTGTACTTAATCGTATTGTAGTCTCTCTGGACCCCGCTGTAACTAAGAACGCCGAGTCTGACATGACTGGTATTGTAGTTGCAGGTATAGATGTTAATGGGATTGGATATGTCCTCGAAGATGCCACAAACCGCCTCAGTCCTGCTGAATGGGCTGCTAAGGCGGTTTCTCTGTATCACCACTACCAAGCTGACCGCATTGTGGCGGAGCGTAACCAAGGTGGTGAAATGGTCCGTAGAACACTCGAAGCTGAAGATGAAACTGTACCTATTCGGCTTGTACATGCTTCTAGGGGTAAAATGGCTAGAGCCGAACCAATCTCTGCACTCTACGAACGAGGAAAAGTAAAACACGTACGAGGCTTAGACGAACTCGAAACGCAAATGAGAACGTGGGAACCATTAGGCTCAATAGGTTCACCTGATAGACTCGATGCATGTGTCTGGGCACTAACTGACCTTATGTTGAACGGCGTATCCACTCCGAACCTCCGCTTAACCTACGCTGATGCTAAAGGTCTAGAGTCAGAGATTTACCTAGGCTAACCATGAAAAAGCTAACAGAAGAACTTGGAAAGATGGAGTTGGGCCAAGGTGGCACCAACACTAAAGACGGTACAATTCGTGCCGATGAATTCCTAGCAGAACTCAAAGGCAAACGTGCCATCCGTAAGTTCCGCGAGATGCGGGATAATGACAGTACCATCGGTGCTGTTATGTATGCTACGGAGCAAGTTCTTCGAGACGTAGGTTATTACGTAGAGCCAGCTAACGATTCTCCCGAAGCTAAGGAAGAAGCAGAGTTTGTTAAAAGTGTCCTAGAGGACATGGAGCACACTCTAGATGACCACATCTCTGAGGCTCTGTCGCACCTTACTTTCGGCTTCTCATTGTTTGAAGTTGTTTATAAGCGTAGACGGGGACCGGATTCTCGGAGCCCTAAAAAGCACAGTAAACATAATGATGGACGAATTGGCGTCCGTAAGCTCGCCTCTAGGGCTCAATGGACAATTGAGCGTTTTGAGGTTGATAAGACAACAGGAGATGTCCTGGGTGTCCGCCAAGAGCAAAACTACGGACTTAACAGTACTTTCATCCCGTCTACGAAATTACTACACTACAAGACAACCAACACGAACAATGACCCATCTGGACGCTCTATCCTACGTAATGCATTTAGTTCTTACCAGTACCTAAAGAACCTGCAGAACATCGAGGCGATTGCAGTAGAGCGGGAACTCCACGGGGTTCCTATTGGTCGTATTGCAGCTGAGTACCTAAGCCCTGACGCTACTGCAGATCAGCAAGCAGTTCGTAGTCAGATGGAGAAGATTCTCCGCGATCTTAAGTTCAACGAACAGGGATACGCACTTCTACCTTCAGATGTGTTCCGCGATAACGATGGTCGCCCCACTAACCAGCGTATCGTAGATATCGAGTTGATTACCTCTAACGGTACTCGTAATATCGAGATCCATCCGATCATCCAACGCTACCAGCATGATATTGCCCGTAGCGTGATGGCGGAGTTCCTTATGCTTGGAGGTGGGGCCAACGGCTCCTATGCCCTAAGCAAATCTAAGACAGACTTGTTCTTGCGCTCTATGGAGTCCTACATCAACTCGATCTTTGATGTTTTGAACAAGCAGCTTGTTGAACCCCTATGGCACCTCAACGGGCTAAACTTTGATAACATGCCGAAGATCTGTGCAGGGGATGTCGCACCCCACGATCTTAAAGAGATTGCAGCATTCCTGCGTAACCTCAATGGTGCAAACATCGATGTTTCGTCCCACCCAGAGGTTGTCACTGATCTTATGGGCATCGCAGAGCTTAACTTCGATTCGGAAAAGTACGAAGAGACTCTAGCTGATAACAAGTCTATGCAAGAAGCAATGCTTCAGCGAGAGGCCGAAAACGACCAGCCAGAGGAAGAGCCTGAAGAAGAAGAACCAAAGGCTGCTCAAAAGTCTGACAAGGATTTGTTAGAGGAGGAGCTTCTCAAAGCCTCCTTGGAGTTCTTGAAGAATGACAAACGTAGTTAACCTAGCACTCACCAAAGCCCTTATCCAAGATTCCCTACAACGGGAAGTCGATGAGTTTAAGAAACAAGTTGGACCGAAGGGTGACAAGGGCGAAAAGGGCGATCAAGGTCCGGTAGGCCCACAGGGACCGAAAGGTGACCAAGGTGAGGTTGGCCCGCAGGGTCCACAAGGCTTAGTAGGCCCACAGGGCGCTCAGGGCCCTCAAGGAGTCACTATACGGGGTCCAAGGGGTCTACCTGGTAAGCAGGGCTTACGTGGCCTACAGGGGCCTTCTGGAGAGCGTGGAGAGCAAGGGCCTAAAGGTGAAGATGGGCGGTCTATCCAGAAAGCCAGTATCACTGAAGATGGACGACTTATTATCCAGTACAGTGATAGTGATGTGGTCTCTGTCGGGCGTGTCCAAGTAAACGTAGAGAATCACTATCAAGGTGGTTCCGGTCTTCCCCCAGGTCACTTTGCAATCTACGGGGCAGAGTTTAACGACAACAACGAACTTATCATTATCTGTAACAATGGTAAGCGTATCAATGCTGGATCTCCAGCTACCCCTGTTGTCCCTGACCCTGTTGACCCCGATTCCCTAGAGCCTAACCCTACTTTCACTTACGACGCAAATAGCAACATCTCTCGTATTGATTACTCTAACGGTCGCTACAAGACGTTTACCTACGACGCAAATAATAACCTTGAAGAGTTAGTCTACTACAAAGTCGAGACGACCCTTACAAGAACCTACAACTACGACGCACAAGGTCGACTGACAAGTATTAACGATGTGGAAGTATAATGGCCGCTCCAAGTTATACAACAGAGCTCACATCGCAGGAGATCTTTACTGATGGTGGCGTAGGCACTTGGACCCTGATCTCCTCTGGGGGTGGTGGTCAGAACTCTCTGACTGACCCCGAGGTTGATGACTACGTACAAGGCTCAAGCTGCGTATCCCGTAACCCTTGGTCGTCCGCTGCTCGTGGTATGGTGTTCAACTCTTCTCAGACCATTACTTCTGGTGATGCAGT